TCTGCTTGCTTTTGACTGGCCCTATACCTCTAAAACCATCTATATTATCAGCAGTGTCGCCCATCAATGCCTTCTGGATGCATGGGTCACAATCTGGCCTTTCATTCAATTCACCAGTTGTTGGATTCAGCAGCCTTACATAATCCATGTACCACTGCAATTGCAAAAAATCAGAATCACTAGATACAATTATAATTCTATGTTCACCATTTATAGGCGCCATAACTCTACACGCAGCATATATCAAGTCGTCACTTTCTTGCCCATCCTTATAATATTGCCTGACTGCCATATATTCCATTATGTCTTTGGCAGTGCTAACTAATTTGCTGATCGATTCTTTAATTTCATCGTTATAATGAGGATTGTCTTCCCTTTGGCTTTTATATTCATTTAATAACTTTCGCCTCCATATATCATTCTTGTGACAATCCCAAAATATATGACATGATTTAGGACTAAATTTATCGAGCCAGCCCTTAATCATCCTAAGCCATACAACAAAAGGATGATTTGAGTATGGAGACCTAGATGCAAATATTGTCCTATATGCTACATTCTTAGCATCTATTAGCAATATATTATCAATATTACTCAATTGATTATGCCCAAAAAGGCTACCGCCCCCGATCCAGCCACGGAAGGATCGGGGGCGGTGCCACATCCCACTTAGCAATCACCACATCATCAATCGCTCTCTATTTCATCAAGAAGTCCCTGCAACTCGTCGTCTTCTATGTCAGACCCACCACCCTTGTCATCCTTAGAGGCAGTAAACTGTTTCTTGTCCTTACCCTTGCCCTTATAGTTACTCTCTTCGGACTCAGGCTTCGCAGGACCCTCAGGACCCTCATCATCTTCAAACAGTACTTCTTCTGTCTCAGCTGATTTTGGCTCCGGTTCAGGTTCGGCCTTTGGCTTTGGTTTAGGCTTCGATTTAGACTTAGCCTCCGATTGCGCCTTAGGTTTCGCAGGTTCGGGGGCAAAATCATCTTCATCTTCGTCGAATCCAGCATCATCTTCATCATCGTGCGGGTCATGGCTACGTAAATCGTTGGCCAATTCCTCTAATTTATCCCTATCACGAGGGGCAAACTTGGTGAACAAGTCATGTCTGGCATCCAATATTTGTTGAATGCGTTCCTTATTAGGATTGTCACTCTTGCCAGCTATAGGACGCTTCCCAACACTAGTCAGGAACTTGGAATTTGAATAGTTATTCCATTCACCTTTCTTATTGACTTCTAACTGGAACAAATATGCTGCTTCCTCATCATAGAAAATTCCATATGGTTGTGGGTCAGCAGGGTCTCCCGCATCTTCCCTCATTATGCACTCTTCCAACTTATCATAAATCTGCTTCGATGCATTCAACCACAATACTTTACCCGCAACGTCAGATGGATTTACGTCATCCTTGGGAAAGTATATGTTAACAGCATACTGAGTCCTGGGCAAAAACTGCCGTGCTATTTCGCTTCTTCTCTTTTTATCTTGTGTCTCACCTATCAGATCGAAGCCCAATTGGCACACAGGGCACTCCTCTTCATCATGGACCCTGGGGCACTGATACATTCTATTGTTTAGGAAGTGCGACCCATTCTGAACGAAGAACAATTCCATGCTCCTGCTGGCTTTGCCATCGACACATGTGTCACCCTCTTCTAAAGGAGGCAATATGAAGAATCGATACCTGGCAGTCTCGCCATCCTTGACTTGCGGAGGTCTAAATTCCGCCGGGTCCTTGTACTTTCCGCCCTGCTTTTCCTTGAGCTTGTTTCTTACTTTGTTTAGATCGTGTTTTGACATTGTAGACTCCTTTGCTTTGTGGATTGTGGATTGTGGATTGTTTACTTTTTACGTACTGTGTTGCATTTCTTGTCTTGCAAACCCTGCAAGTGATCTAATACTGTCAGATTTCATTCTTAACGCTTCTATCATATAATACAGCTTGCCCACATGCTTATTCATCACTATTAATGCTGATTCGAGTTTATTAAGATCATCGTCCGATTCTATGATATTCTGTACTTGTTTATCGGTCAATCTCACTTGTGCCTCAGTCGCTTCCTTTATAGTTCTATCGACCAACTGCCCACGTTTGATCTTAATTTGCCTTTCAATTTTATTCACCTGCATCTTTAATTCACTATATATGGACGACCAATATGCAAACTGCGATGGAACCTCTGCTAATTGATTCTGAATATCATGATAATCTATGTCTAGATCCGATGCGATATTAACTTCTACTTTATTCCCTTTACCTATATTAACTTCAAATTTGAATAATGTGCTATCCATCAATTCATCGGGCACATTATCCTTAAACCACTTTGAATATTTAGACTTACTAGTTGCCACCCCAAGCACCTTTATCAAATGAATTAGAATTAATCGTGGAACTGCCTAGTGACGATGCGGGTCTTGCTATACCGACTTTATGTTGGCTAACCTTCGTACCGTTCTTGTCATGCAACTGTTTTTTTAGCTTCTTCCTCTTGGCCTTTGATTTCTTGTTATTGGATTTATCCATCATCAAATCTCTTATACCGTTTCCATCTCTTGTATTTTTTGCCTATATTAACTATAACTGGGAACGTCGGGTCGTCATTTATAATACCTTTAAAAGGTCTGGTCATCACCGGCACTATACTATCTACAATACGATGGACATCAGATTTGCCCCTACATGTCATAACCAAAGAGTCATGATTCTCCGTGAATACGCTGTCACCAAATCTCGCATACGCCCTGGCCAAGCATAACTGCATGGCATGCGCAACTGATCCCTGCACAATGGCATTGAACACAGATTTCTTACTTCTACCAGTCGTAACTGCAAACCTTCTACCAAGTATAGTATGTAAGCAACCATGATCGGCTAAATTATTAATACATTCAAGTATCCATGATTTAAGCGACGAATATAGGTTAAAAGCTACATTATCATCGGCCACATCCAATGAATACATTGATTGCAATAGATATACTTTAGAGTCATCTCGTGAAAGTATATCTTCGGAAGATACGCCATCATTTATGTGTTCAGCAAGATATGAATACGGATCACTATGTGTAAATGATTGCGATAAATTATCGTCTCCACTCAAGAAAGCAGCTACCCTCAAGTCAGCTGCTATCCAGTCGAAATTTATGAATAAATTGTCACCATTGGGGTTGTAGATATCATCATCCCCAACTCCTTGGACATTGAACCCAGTGCACTTGCTACGCCCGGAAAAAGTCTTACCCCATATAGGCTTCACCTTCCTTCCTTTATATATGACACCCCTATTTTGCAAATTTCTATATACTACAGCAGCCTCGGCACATATCCTTTGCCACAGTTTTGGCTTCGGACGTACACTGGCCAGTCTACTTATCTTGCTAGGAGATACAGATATGATATTATCATTATCATATATCCTGCCTTTTCTATGGTCTATCCCGAAAGCTATTAAATGCTGTTTATAATCATTTAGGAAAACTTTATCAGATGATTCGACAATCTTCTTTATGTATCCAACATCATTTTCTATATCATAAATCGATTTCCCGCTTCCTTTAATATATAGAGGAATATATTCATCCTCCCCATCATCATTTATAATAAGCGAATATAAGGGCCTCGAGTCTGAATTGCTATCGAATATCGTATATATGCAGACCATGGACAACGAATATTATCGCCCCATATGGTGATTTTTCTTACTAGTCCTGAATTCCCTAGATTTTTGCAGTTTATTCACAACATCTCTTTTCTCCCCTTCCTGTCGGTGGCTCGAGTATGGGTCATGTCCTTTAGTCATCAGATGGATGTCCATATCTCTTTTCGCGCCTTTTTTGTCCAAAAATCCATACCCCTTTATGTACGATGTCTGTATCCCGAACAATTTTATCCTATGCTCAGATGATCCACATTCAGGGCAAGAACCACTAAAATGTTTATGCTCCCTAATGCTGTCGAACATCAACATAGACATATTGTCTATAGAACACCCGGCAAACTTCTCCGCACATTTCTTACATATATACTGGCTATTCATCTTCAAACTCATAGTCTGACTTACCAATTCTAACCACCAGGTCTGATTGTCTAGCTATTATGACAATCTTATCTTCATACCCACCACTGGCTGGAGCTATGGTCAGGTATCTCTTTGGATGAAATGCAACCTTGTCGCCCAGTCCGACACCATTGACATCAGGACCAGCACCAACAACGACACCTTCGTTGCTAAATTGATCAGCCGAATCCTTATCTAATTCGACGCCCTCAGGTACATCAAATTCCTTGAGTACAGCAACATAATCATTCAGTGCATCTACTTTTTTCAACTTCACTGTGTCTTCTCCTTAACAGACATCGTCTTGTAGTTGATTGTTAATTCCACGGATTGGAATTTTGGACCATTCCTATTTTTGGCAATGTACGCTCTGCTGGCTACTGGTCTTACCGAATTTCCAGCAGCATCAAATTGGTCATTATACTCATCTTCATCTTGATTAATACTTATCAAATAATCCATGGGCATTGATTTGCCATAACTCTCTGCTATTTTAGTGATGTCAATGTTCTCTGAATCATTTCCTGACCTATTAGTCTGTGTCGCGGTGAATATCAACACGTCATGTTTCGTGGCGAGACCTCTAACTTGAGTAGATACTGATTTCTGTCTACGATAATCTTCCTTATTATCTGACTGCCGCCTGCTGACCATAAGTTCGAGATAATCGATTATTATTATGTCTGGCATCCACCTCTCACTCCTCTTCAATATATCGATAAATGCATCAATTTCATCGACAGACACCTCATCAGGAGGAAATTCTTTAAATACCACATCACCAATATTGTTGCTAGACTTTATACTCTTTACAGTCTTAAGCATTTCTGATTTTAATTGCTTCCTATTATTTATTGGCTTATTGGTTATAGAACACAGACCCCTAGCAGCCGACATCACATCTGATAGCTCCAAAGTGATATACAAGACATTCCTCCCCTTCAACATATTGTACATCGCATTATTCACCAACATTATCGATTTGCCGCGACCAGTTGGGGCCATCCATACAACAACTTCCTTCCTCTTTGGCCCATTTTCATGTATATATCTATCTAGTTGATTAAATCCTGTGGTAAATGATTCTGAATGGTCCTCCTCAAATATCTTCTCTATGTCCCTAAAGAACCACAAAGCACCAGAACTGACATCTTGTATATTTCTGGCCTTCTCAACTAGTTCTTCTAAATATTCGAAGTCACCCTTGTTATGCCTATCTATAGTCTCGGGGTCGAATATCAGACCGTAAGCCCTGGACCTCGCCCATTCTATAAGCCTATCTTTTATATGTGGCACTTCTCTAGGATCTGATTGT